TAATCTATTCCATTGATCAGTAAACTTAGCATATTTATCTCTTAATAAAATTAATCCTTTTAAATCTTCTGAATCTACTTTACCATCTTTATTTAAATCGAATTCATCATAATGATCACCATCATTTCCATTTTGACCTATAATATCCATTCTCTTCTCATCTTCATCCGTATATTCTTTTTCCAAATTAAACCATTGAGGTGGTTCGTTTTTTAAAATTAAATCTTTTTCCTTAGATTTTTCTTTATTTTTTATAGTATATTCATCTACTAATTTATTTCTTTCCTTAAAATAATCTTGGGTTTGATTTTTATCTTTATTTTTAGAATAAGCCTGAGTAAAAGCAAAATTAGAAGCTACTACTAAAGATATAGCTAGTGGATCAAATACAAAAATGATAATAAGGAGTAACCAATTAATAATTTTATCCATAGATATACCTGTTAAACCCGATAAATACTGCAGTGGTCCTAATTCTCCAGCTACTTTATTGTTATTATTTAATTCTAGCACTTGTAATTGAAACTTTTGAAGACTATCTGATGCTATTGTTCTTTGTTCTTGCGCCAATTTGCGATTTTCTTCCTCAATATTAATTCTACTCTGCGCCATTCTAAGTTCCGTAGTGGAGATGGTTCGTCTAATGCCCCCAGATACCGTGGTGTCTTGTACCTCAATGGTCGAAGCTTTTGCATTAGATAAAGTACTAATATTGCTAGATATTCTTTCAATTTCCGTATCATATCGATTTACATCATTTTGGTAAAAGTTAATTTTTTGTTGTATAAAAGCTTTTTGATTTTCTAAAACTGATAATTTAGAGTATGTTTCTTGATATGCAGCACTTAAAAATCCATAAATCCCCATACTAGTAATTAGTACTAATATAATAGTTGCTATAGATAAATAAGTTCGTAATGTTTTATTAATTGTGTCCCAATACTGGTATAAAAGTGAAGCTGTAACTAATTTAGCAAATTCTAGGGATCCCGCCATTATAATTACTTCTAAAGCGGCACCTGCAAAAAGTTTACTAAGGCCACTAACCGAATAGAAAGCGGCCGAAGCAGAAACTGACAGGGCAGAAAATCCTATAAGGAATGGAAACATCCCTTTTTTAATGTTTTTAAGCATAATTATAAATATAGTAAAGAATTTAAACTAAGGCAAATTACTTTCTAATTCCCTTATGTTTATCTATAGAATCTAAAATTTGATTAAGTACTTCTCCTTTTATAAAACCAGCCATGGATGCATTTTTTAAAGTACTTATTAATTGAAATATAACTAAGGGCATAAGTAAAGTTTCACTTAACCACCCTGCGCCAGGTATGCTTTTTTCAATAACTAAAATTAAGGTCAAAATAACTACCCAAAAAACTAAAGTTTTTAGTATTTTAATAGCTTTATAAGTTTTAAAACCCTCTCTTTTTACTCCAGCTATTATACCAAAAAACCCATCTACAAATACTAAACTTATTATAGCTAAATATTGTTCAGCATTTTCCATAGTTAATTCCATAAAATATGAACAAATAAATCCCAGCGACATGCCAGTTAAAAGTATTATGGTTTGGGTTGTTTTCACTTATTATTTATGTCTTATAGCAGTGTCAAAATCTATGTATTTGACCCTAACTCTTTCTCCTGATTCTATTGCTCTTGCAACTATAGGATAGACTCTTTTATAAGCATCAGTTGAGGCACCTATAAATCCAGATTTACTTACATTTTGTTGAGATGTATCTCCTAAAAGTAAACATCCAGCAGTATGTTCATCTGTATTTCCAGTATGCCAAAGTATCCATCTAAAATTAGGTACATTTTGAACATGAATCATTCCTTTATGGAATTTAGTACCATATTTTTTAATATATCTTTGATGATAACCCCCTTCTTTTCTAAGTTTTAAATCGTAAATACCAGCAGGGATTCTGGTTTCAGCCATAACTTTAGTATCTCTAGCTTCATCTTCCAAAGTAAAACACATAAATTTGCGTTTACCATCACTTACATTAAATAAAATACCTAATGTAGAATCATTTTGAGAGCTAAATCTTAATACTTCTAATTTCATATTTTAAATTTTACCAATCGTCTCCATCAATGTTAATACTAATATCTGGTCTAGATTCCTTTTCAGGTTCTGGTTCAGCAGGAGGTTCCGGAGTTGTAGTTCCTTTTTTGCCAAATATTTGACCCACTTCTGCAATTCCAAAACAACCTAAAGTAATAAATAAAAATGAATCATAAATAAACTCATTAATTACTAAATCTTTACCAAAATAACCAGTTAATAAATCTGCAAAAGCAAATAATGTCATTATTGCAAAAGCTGCAAATCCTACTACTGATTTTTCATTAATATCGTTTTTGTCGTTAAATAGATTTTTGAATGCCATCCACTTAGTTTTTAATTTATTAAACATATATAACTTTTAATGAAACTTATTTATTATAAATATTATCTAAAATGCACTCATTACAAGTTCATCAATATAATCTTGCACATCTTCCCTAGAGGTATCCATCTTAAAACTAAGATCAGCCTGATATCTTTGAACTTCATCTCCATCCTGAAATACAATAATTGTAGGAACTACTACAACTTTATATTTACCAGCATCTGCCGGGGTGCTTCCAATATCATATTTTTCTATTTCACAATCGGATAATTCATCTATCCACCCAATACTATTAGCTTTATTCCAGCCTGCATTGAAATATTTTACTTCTATTTGACTAAATGTGGGGAGAGAAAAAAGAAATAATAAAACACTAAATATTAATTTTTTCATAATAATTATCTTAGATCATCAATCTTTTCTTCAATACGTTTCATGTCTTCCTTAAGTTCTTTTACATCATCTTGTGTAGTCATGATAGTTTGACGAATTAATTGATCTTTCATATCATATTCCATTCTAGTAACATCAGGTGGAGGAGCAATAGGAAGTTCCTTAGCTTCTTCTATATCAGCTTGTAATGCAAACCACATTCCAACCACTGATGCTATACCAAATGCTATTCCAATTAACGTTTGAATGCTTATTTTAAAACTAGTATTTTCACTTAACTCTTTTGCCATTATTAAAAAATTATATAATTAATTCCTACTGAAAAATCATGCCAATTTCTATTCCAGTATTGATAATATGTTCCTTCTGCAAATAATCCAAGGGATTTAGTTAATTTATGGCCAAAAATTAAACCTCCTGAATAATCTATCCATTGTCCTCCATTATAATTATGGTAAGAGAAATCATCTTTAGTATTAAGATGATAGGGCATCACATTTCCCCAACCATGCAACCAAAAGTTTTTAGAATATTTATAATAATCAAAACCTAAAACTAAAGAATATTCTAATCTTAATGGAGCTTCATCTTGTTTTCTTTCAACATATTTTTCTAATACTTGAGGAATAACTACCCCTTCCCAAATATCAGTACTAGTAGCTACTATAGTTCCTGAGGGATCATAGTAAATTTCCCCTCCGGATCCATCAAAATCAACAGTATATCCCTCTTGTATTGCTAACCAAGTATAATGCAAATTACCATTACTTAACATCCATTCTTCTAATGGATTATAACCATAAGGTTGAGAGAGTCTTTGGGCAGCTCCTATGTTAAGGGAAAGTTCTTTAGATATATTATGTTTATATCTTTGAGATGCTTGAAAGTATTCTATATCTATAAATCCTCCAACCAGATATTCTACTTTTGCTACCCAATCATTTGCTACATATCTAAGAAAATGATGTTGATCTAAATAATTAATTCCTTGAATTCTTCTTAAATCTCCCTCAAATAAAAATTCAAAACCTTTTATTCTACCTAAGGTAGCATTATCAGAATAAGAATCTTCAGTACCATTATAAAATACATTTTCTCTATTTTCATATTGAAATCTAGCAATTTTACGAATACCTATTGACATATTATAATCAAAAGGAGTTTCTAATACATTTTGAACTAATGCCCCAGTGTTAACTGAAAATAAATTTCTATCAGATAGAGAAGTTCCACCATTTACTGCAGCAAATATAGTTGAAAATTTAAAGGTTTTTTTAAGTTCTTTTTTAAATTTTGATTCAGTTTTTTGACTAAAACTTAAAAACGGTATTACTAAAAGTAGTATTAATAATTTTCTCATTTTATTCTTTAATTATTCTTTTATTAAATACTTTTCCTTCAGTGCTAATAGATAAGAAATATATTCCATTTTCAACATTGGTTAAATCTAATATTTCACTAGTAGAATCCTTAATTATAGTTCTTCCAGTTATATCATGAACTGAATATGATATATTTACATTAGAAGCTATATTGATAATATCCTTAGTTGGGTTAGGATAAACTATAACCTTACTCATATTTCTATTAAACATTCCATTAATATCAAATCCTTCGGGAAATCCATTTTCACAATAGTTATAAGTTTGTTGGCAAATTGCATCCCATTCATTTTCACAGCAATAACTGTCAACATCTATTACCCAAGCATAACATTGATTATTAAGCCAATAAGGATTACCTGGTCCATCTATACACCCTGCATCATATAAACAAGAATCAGGATCTGAAACATTAGCTTCAGGATTATAGTTATAAGATTCCGGATCGGTACATCCAACTATGGCAGTAATACAAGTACCATTATCTACATTTGCTTCCGGATTGTAATTTACTGCTGTAGGATCCATACAACCATAAATTTTTTCTACACAGCTAAAATCTTCTACATTAGCTTCAGGATTATAATTTAAGGCTTCGGGATCAGTACAACCAGTTACAATAGGAATACAACTACCATCATCAACTGTAGCTAAGGGATTATAATTGAATGAATCTGGATCCATACAACCATAAAGAATAGGTATACAAGAACCGTCATCCACATTTGCCTCTGGGTTAAAATTCAAAGAAGTATTATCTGTACACCCTTCTACTACAGGAACACAACTACCATCATCTACTGTAGCTAGAGGGTTATAATTAAAAGAATTTGAATCCATACAGCCGTATAAAATAGGGATACATGAACCATCATCTACATTAGCCTCAGGGTTATAGTTTAAAGAAGTATTATCAGTACATCCTTCTACTACTGCTACACAACTTCCATCATCCACGGTAGCTAAAGGATTATAATTAAAAGAATCAGGATCCATACAACCATAAAGTATTGGAATACAACTACCATCATCTGTATTAGCTTCAGGATTATAATTTAATGAAGTATTATCTGTACAACCGTAAACTATAGGAATACAACTTCCATCATCTGTATTAGCTAATTCATTATAATTAAATGAAGTGGGATCTGTACATCCTGCTAAAATTGGAATACAGGAACCATCTTCAGTATTGGCTTCAGGATTATAGTTTAGGGCAGTATTATCAGTACATCCATATACTATAGGTACACAAGTACCATTATCAGTATTGGCCGCAGGATTATAATTAAATGAAGTAGGATCAGTACAACCATATACTATATCTACACAAGTTCCATTATCAGTATTGGCTTCTGGATTATAGTTGTAAGATTCAGGATTAGTACATCCGTAAACTATAGCAATACAGCTACCATCATCTACATTAGCTTCAGGGTCAAAATTATATGAAGATGGATCAGTACATCCCTCCACTATTGGAATACAACTACCGTCATCTGTATTAGCATTGGGGTCATAATTTATGGAATTTTCATCCATACACCCTTCTACTACAGGCACACACGAACCATCATCTACATTAGCATTTTCGTTATAATTAAATGAAGTTGGATCCATGCATCCTTCTACTATAGCTATACAATCACCAGGAGTGTTAGCTTCAGGATCATAATTAAATGAATCTGGATCCATACAACCAACTACAACTGGAATACATGAACCATCATCTACATTAGCATCTGGATTATAGTTAAATGCTAAATCATTCATACATCCTTCTATTATTTCAATACACGAACCATCGTCCGTATTTACGTCTACTAAAGGATCTCCTGTGGGTTCTACATAATTTAAGGAAGTAGGATCTGTACATCCTTCTATAATAGGGATACAGACGTCTCCAAAAGTAGGAGTATCAGCTTCTAAAATATAGGGATATGGTATAGCTTCCCAATAACCTACATCAATTATTTTATCTCCAGTAGGACCAGTTAAAGTATAACCTATTTGTGCTACTGAATTTTGTGAATTAGGAGTAACAAATAAAAAAGCTCTAATAGGTTGATATATATTTAAGGGTACTTCAAAAGTAAGACTAGTACCATCATTAGGTCCCATTTTATATTGGGGAGAAATCCAATTACCCTGTATTAAACCTAACCAAGTTCCTTGCCACCCATCAGCTGCTCCATCAAAAATTTCTAAGGTATAAGTACCAGTCATAATTTCACTGGTATTAGCTTCGGGATCATAATTGAATGAATCAGGATCAGTACAACCTACTACTCTAGGTTCCCCACAACTACCATCATCTACTACAGCATCAGGATTATAATTTACTGAAAAAGGATTCATACAACCCACAATAGTTTCTTCTTCCTCGCATACTATGGGAGTAAATTGGGCAGAAGTAGTTAAATAACCAAAATCTCCATCTGGATGCTCATTAAGTAAATCATAAAGAGTGGATCTATCACATCCAAATATTTGTAAATTACCACCTCCTGAAAGACCATCTCCATAGGAATCTTCTAATACTAAATCTAAAGTACTATTTTCACTAACACATACAAAAGTAGTAATAGGAACTCCTGCAGGTGAACCTTCATAGGAACCTTCATTGGCTGATGCATACGTAATATCATTTCCATTTTCATCTCCATATAATATCCAACTAGTTTCTTCAGGCCAGTTATCAGGAGTGTAAACTACTGCTATTAAAGTTTGTCCTTCTCCACATTGAGGTACTGTAAGACAGGATCCATCATCTATAGTAGCCCATGGATTATAATTAGCAGAAGTAGGGTCAGTACATCCTAATATGGCTCCACAGGGTAAACAAGATTCCCAACAAACTGGAGGAAGAGTTATGGATTGGTTACCAGCAACTATTAAGGTTCTATTAATAAACCCATTTTCATCTAAAGTAAAACAAGCTGAGTTAGCTGTAACACCTACCGGAAGTTCTTGTTCTGCCCAATTATCTAACATAAATTTATATAAATGCGGGCCCTGAGGTAACTCTATAGTAGTTTTATAAACACCATTACCATTATTATCAAACATAGGATGCTGATCCGTCCAACCATTGAATGTACCAGCAACATAAGGATTACCAAATTCTTCTGGATAATCCGACATATCTACTCTAAATTCTACAGGTATAAGACAACTACCGTCATCTAAAGTAGCTTCAGGATTATAATTAGAAGAATCCGGATTAGTACAGCCTAATATCGGAGGTGGACAGGGTAGAAGATTTATAACTACTTCGTGAGTTTCAAAATCAAATCTAGCATCTAAATCTAAAATTTCTCCTTCACAGGAGTTACTTATTACAACCCCAGAATAAGCATTATTTTGATCTATCCAACCATCACCAAAACTATCCAATAAAGTTAAAGTTACTGAAGGAGTATTAGTAAAAACTATTGTTTGGAATAATTCACTAGGTAGTGTAGGGGTATGATTTACTAAAGTATCATTTTGGGATGTTACTATTACAACTGATTCATCAGGTCCATAACTATCAAATTGCACTTCTAAACTAAACCAGGAGGCTTGGGAAAAACCAAAAGTAGAGGTTATTAATAATAACCAAAACGCTAATTTCTTCATAAGATAAACTAAAATATTTACTAATAAATATTAAAAGAAGGGGTGATAATACACCCCTTTCTTATTTTTATTGTAATCCTTTTATTACTTTTTAAGTATGTGGATAAGGATAAAAGCACCTACTAGGCCTAATAAACCCTTTCCATCTAGATTACCTAGGATTCCCATTATATTATCAACTACTGATATTTCTTTCCAAAATGGGATGCCTACTCCGCCAAATAATACTTCAAGTACTACTCCGAGTGCAATAACTGAAACACCAATTTCAGTTAATTTATTAGCCCAAGAGCTAATCTTAGTTAAAATTTCCATAAAAAATATGATTTTAGTTAAACAAAATGTAACTAGCAACTATGAAGTTTGGTGGATATCCAACTAATACATATGTTTAACCATCGCAACTAACGCAATCCGCCATTCTTGAACCAAGATCACCCTTTATCACACTATCAGTTCTTAAGTAATATAATGTTTTTATCCCAAGTTTCCATGCCTCCATATGAACTTGATTTATCCATTTTGGCGAATCATTAGGATCAAATGAAAGATTAAGAGATTGAGTTTGGTCAATATATCTTTGTCTGATTGCAGCTTGACGTACTAATTCTAATTGATTTATTTCAGAAAATGTTAAAAATAACTCTTTTTCGTCAGGAGTTAAAATATTATCTGGTAAATTTTGTACTGAACCTCCATCTTGAAGCATCTGATCCCACCATTTATTTTTATCTTCCTTTTTACTCTGAAGTAATGCTTGTAAAACTTTATTTTTTCTAATAAATGTTCCCTTAGCTCCATTAAAAGTATAAACATTAGCAGGTAGGGGTTCTATACCTGCACTTACTCCCCCACAAATAACAGAATTAGAAACTGTAGGAGCAACTGCTAATAAGTGAGTATTTCTCATACCAGTACCTTTACACCAAAGAGGTTCACCATATTGCACTGCTAAATCCATAGATGCTTTTTCTGCCTTATTTCTAATATCAGAAAAAATATTATGTGTATGTGCAGTAGAAGCTATAGAATTAAAGGGTAATCCCTTTTTCTGTAAAAATGTATGCCAACCTAAAACTCCTAAACCTAAAGCTCTACCTTTAAATGCGTGTTTATGGGTTCTTTTTAAAGATTCCCTACCACTAGATTTATTAATAAATTCTTCCATAACCCCATCTAAAAACCAAGTAGCTAACTCTACAGTATCTGTATCTTTCCATTCATCATACTTAGCTAAATTTAAAGAAGATAAGCAACATATAAAAGAATGTTCTTCATCTGTAAATAAGGTAATTTCAGAACATATGTTAGTCATAGAAACATTTAAATTATTTAATCTGTAAGCTATGGGATTATCTTTATTAACATTATCCTTATACATTACATAGGGTTCTCCTGTTTCCATTCTAGCTTTTAAAATAGTAGCCCACGTATTTAAAGCATCAGAATCTCTAGCTTCTAATTTACGCATAAAAGTATCTCCTACTACTACACACTGATGGAGATTTAGACATTGTCTATTAGGATCACCTTTAGGTCTCCTAATTTGCAAAAATTCATCTATATCAGGGTGCTCAATATCCAAATTTACAGAAGCGGCTCCTCTTCTTACATTACCTTGGTTAGTGGCTATAATAGCAGAATCATAAATTTTACACCAAGGTACTACTCCTTCACTTTTACCATTACCAGAAATATAAGTTCCTCTAGGTCTAATACGAGAAACGCTAATTCCTACTCCACCTCCTGTTGCAGTTAACTTCATTAGCTCGGCATTAGTTAATCCTATGCCCCTGATAGAATCAGGAGTATCAACACCATAACAAGAAATAGGTAAACCTCTGTCTGTACCCATATTAGAAAGAACTGGAGAAGCTAAACCTAACCAACCATTCCATATTATTTTAAAAAATTTATTTTCTAAGTCTGGTCTTTTAAGCCTATAAGCTGAAGCCTTAGCAACTCTCCTATAAGCTTTTTTTACATCTTCTCCAGGAAGTAAATAACCTTTACTAACTGTAGCTAAAGATATTTCATCCATCCATTCAGGATAATTTTTACCTGCTTCCCAGTTACTATAATCTACTTGTAATGCGTTGTTTTCCATATTAAAATAATGCTGCGGCATCCCAATTTTGAACACCTTTTGAATAATTAGTTACTCTATTAGCAAAGAAATCTGTATGTTGTTTACCAGCGGATAAGCTATCAAACCAACTCATTCTTTGTACTGCTTCTTGGTCTATACCATTAACTATAGGTTCATATCCTAAATCACCCATTTTGGTATTTACTCTATGTTTTATAAAAGAAACTAAATCATATTTAGTACAACCTTCTAAATCTCCCATTTCATATACCTTATCAATAAAATCCAATTCTAATTTTAAAGATAATTTAGCTGCTTCTATAATATCAGCTTTTAATTCCGGAGTATCATATTCTGGGTGTTCTTTTAGTAAAGTTCTAAACAACCAACAGCCTGCATTAGAATGTAATGATTCATCTCTAATGCTCCATTCCACTATTTGCCCTACACCTTTAAGTTTATTTTGTAATTTAAAAGAAAGTAATACAGCAAAAGAAGAAAATAAGTTTACACCTTCAGTAAAAGCTGAAAATATAGCTAAAGATTTAGCTCTTTCATGCCAATTAGGAGTACCATCATGACCATCTCTTACATTCATTAAGGCCTCTATTTTAGCCATAGTGGTTTCATCTTCTAAAAACTCAGCAAAGTTATCTAGTCCTAATTCTTCATTTAATAAGGAATAAGCTTCTGCATGAATAGTTTCAAAACACCCAAAAGTTACAGCCATAGCTATTACCTCTGGTTTTCTAAACCATTTAGTTACTAAAGTAGACCAATAGTCATTTACTACAGTTTCAGTTTGAGCAAAACCTTTAAGAATAGAACCTATTATATTTTTTTCTGTTTTAGATAGATTTTGTTTCCAATCATTTACATCTGCCATCATAGGTACCTCTGTCCAAAGCCAATGTGCCTGTTGTTGTTTCATATAAAAGTCAAACGCCTCTGGATATTCAAAAGGTTTATAAACTATTCTTTCCTGCAATAATGATTTTTTTGCCATTTTAATTAATTTAAATTGTTAAGATTATTTTTCTAATTCGAAAAACTTTTTACGTAGTAACTGTTTATCAAAAGTATCTACATCAGTATCAAATTTATTAGATTTAAATGAGGGAGATAATGATTCATTATCTTCACTATCATTATAATCATAAACTTCAAAATGACCAGTTGCAGTATCTGCTTTAACAGAAAATGTAAGGCCATCTATCCCATATCTATTTTTCATAATATGAAATCTACCAGTGTTATTTACTTTATCTTCTTTCTTTCTTGAAAGAGACATTGCAAAATCAGATATCATCATTTTATCATATGAACCTGCTGCTTTATCTCCTTCTATTATTTTATCTTGTGCACCAGCTCGGTTAACTTGAGAGACAGACCAGATAGGAATATTTAATTGTCTTGCTAAACCTTTTGTGCTAGTATAAATATCATCAATTTCGTCCTTACGCTCTCTATTCTTACGTCTTGATGAAAGTAAGTCTACATAATCAATAATAACTAAATCAGGTTTTACACCCATTCCTGAACATTTGCTAATATGGGACTCAATAGTTGAAACCGTTGCCCTACCTGTAGGAAATTCCTTAATAATTAGTTGACCTGGTAATTGTGGTATAATATCCTCTATTTTTTCTCTAAAGGAATCTACTTTATTAACAGGTATTTTAGTAAAAAAGGCATCATATCTTTTACCTACATAATCTTCACCCAATTCCAAAGTATAATGTAATACATTATATCCTAATCTTACAGCATGACCCCCTAAAGCTACAAGAGACCATGATTTACCACCTCCAGGATTACCAAAAATAAGACCAAAATCTCCGTTTCCAAGTCCACCTTGTAATAACCCATTAATACGTTCCCAAGGTGTAGGTAAAATAGTTCTTGAATTTTCTCTATAACGTTCTTCAATATCCTTAATATATTCATGGCCTAAATTTTTATCTTGCCCCGCTTTTAAGGCATTATCTATTAAATATCTTATTCCATCAAAATCTCCACCTTTAAGTAAATCAACAGAAGACATTAATGCTCTTTTTAATTGTTGATTTCTACAAAAATTAGTAAATTCTTCTTGCACATATTGTAAATCATCATCTGAAGTTACATATGCAGCTTTAAGTTGTTCTTTTATAGATATTTGTAATACTTCATTATCTACCTTTTGTAGTTCTACTTTTAATATATCTAAAGAAGGAGTAGTATGGTATTTGTCATAATATTTTAAAATTTCTTTAATAGCCCATTTTTGAGCAGGGTTTTCAAAATACTCATCAGATATAATATCATGAATATTAGTTAAAAATTCTTTATGTGTCAATAAAGAAGATAAAACCTTTATCTGAAATTCATGTCCGTATTGGTTTATACTATTAAGTGTCAATCCTTATAACCTTTAAATTGTAAAAATATATCTTTTAACCACGTATCTAAGTTCCTAATCATTCCCCCTAGTTTATCCTCATTATAAAATTGTATAAACATTTCGGGATTAAAATCAGGAAAATTATCTAATATAAGATTATCTATATGTTCTATACCCCTATTATCTATCATTGGAATACTTAAATCCATAACTTTATAACTAGTTTCAATTCTATTTTTGTTCTGAATTATTCTAGAATATACAACATGATCTTTGAATTTCCTAGCTGATATCTCAAAAATATCTTCTAATGTAAGTTCTTGTGTTTTTAATTCAGGAAATTTTTTAAATATTCCTTTTACACCTAAACCTTTAACTCCGGGAATATTATCTGAATTATCACCTAGTAAAGTTTTATACAGAATAAAATTTTGAGGCAGTAAACCTAATTTTTCCTCTACTACCTTAGGAGTATAATATTCCTTCTCCATAGGTCTATATAAAATAATTTTATCAGTTACTAACTGGAGGAAATCCTTATCACTGGAGACTATAAAACATGTAGAATTATATTTTTTTACTAATTTTTTAGATAACACGGCTATAATGTCATCAGCCTCCACTTTATCTAATATGGTAGTTTTTACAGGTAATAATTTTAAATACTGTATTATACGCACTATTTGATCAATTTTTGAGTCATGTTCCTCCTCTATTGAATCAAATGCTTCCCAATTAGTAATTCGTTGTAAATTTCTAGTTCCTTTGTATTCGGAGAGCAGATTCTTGCGGTTGGTAGTTGAACCTGCTCCATCGAATACTACATAAACAGAAGTTGGGTTAGTTTGTCTAATCATAGCACCTAAAGAACGGAAGAACCCACCTAACCCACCTATGTGAACTCCATCAGGATTAACCATATTCATCATAGCAAAGTTTCTAAAAAATAGATTTAAACCATCTAGTATTAAAACTCTATCATGTTTTTTAGGTATAGTCTCCTCCTGATCCTCTTGGACACTGTCCAATAGACTAAACAATTCTTTATGTTTCATGTTTTAATTATAAATCCTGTACGTCATAAAGTACAGGTGTTGTATCTTCTTGATCTTCAACAATTTTGAATTGTCCTCCTCCTAAAATTTTAGACCATTCATCGGCATGCTCTTTTTTATAAGCATTTTTATCTTTATCCGTATCTTGTATAAAACCATGATTTGTCATAACAATTTTACCTCTTGATTGCATACCATTAACATGATTTTTATCAATTTGTAAATTTGTTCTTTTACCCCATTCTACTTGCATACCACCTTTAATTGCCTTAATCTTAGATGTTCCAGCATTTGATATATTTCCAAACGTAACTACAAATGTTGCATCATACCACATTGCCATCCCACCTTTATTCATCATTTTAGGTTGACCCATAGGTGATTCCGCTTTTGCTGTCCAAACTTTATTAACAGCAATTAATGTATTAGTATAAGGAGATGATTCCTTACGAGACATTACAATACTTTGGTTAACTGTATTACCAAATTGTGTTGACATTGCACCAGCATTCCATTCATTATTGTTTTTTAGTTTTTCAACTGACATTTGACATGGAATAGATCCAATTGAGTCCCAGAAAAAGGCTAAATCATATGGCAAATTACCTTTTTTCTGTTCATTTTGTAAATCCATAATAAAAGCTGCTACATCTTCTATAGTATGTAATGTTTCTCTATCAACATAGATAAAATTACCCTCATAGTCTACTACTTCACCCTCATCATCTTTAATTAAATTAACTTGTAATCCCATTTGGGCTGCATGTTCCCAATTCCATTTCATTTCTGTAATGATAAAAACGGGAAGTACTCCCATATTTTGAGCTGAAACAGCCGCCTCTAGTAAAGCCGTGGTTTTACCTGTATCAGAATGACCCCTTAGTAATGAAATATGTCCCATTGGTATACCTGGTACTCCTGCTACTTTTTGAAAAGCAGGAGATAAAGGTATCCATTGTTGATCTTTAAATTTGACATTTTTATTTAAACCTTTAGAGGATTTAAATTTATTAAGATCAAATTTGCTCTTTATTTCCGCAGATACTGCTTCGGAAAGAGACTTTGATGCTTTTCTTGCCATATTTAAAAGGGTAAATCATCTACTTTTTTTTCTTTACTTTCAAATAAAGAATCAAATTCATCAACTTTACTTTGTTTAGCTTTAGAAGTATCTAAACTAAAATTATTAGATGGTTTAGATTCTACTATAGGTGCAGGCACGTCATCTTCGGACTCATCCTCAGGTGATAACCATTTTTCTAAAGCAGATTTCATTTCATCAAATGAATATCTTTTGAATAATCCATCTTTGGGATTTGGTTGTTCATTACACCATTTTTCTACCAATGAAGCATCTTCACTAAGTGGAGAAGTTTTTAAACGAACCCTTACTGATGATTTATTATAAGGAGTGCCAGTTGATTCTGGTCCCACTGTTTCTACTGTAAGATCTCTACCATTTACAATATCAGTATAATCTCCAATTTCTTCATCTACGGCTAATGCAAGAAGTTCTTCATATACTGTTTTACCAAATTGCCATAGTCTAACACCTTTATCTTCTTCACCACGTACTATAACGGGGACAAAAACTCGGTTTTTAGCATCTAATTTTTTAGCAAGAACATAATTTTCTTTATTATATTCTCCCTCACGTAATTTACTTGCAAATAAAGCAATGGGATCTTTATCACCAAAATTAGCAGGTGAAATCATTACCTTGTTAGTAATTCCATAATAGAACTTAAGTTCCGTAAATGGGTTTGATGAATCATACGTTGAAGGTACAATTCTAATTTGTTGTTTACCTACTGTAGGTCTCCAAAAAATTGTTGTGTAATCTGTCTTTTGACCACCCTGTGGTTTTGATTGGAGGGTATCCAATTTCTGTTTAAGCATTGTTAAATCCATATTATAACTTATTTTAATGTAACTGTAATATACGAATCATAGTTAGGGATGCCAAACTATAATTCAATAATTTTGTAAATTTTTGTATTCAATTGGTTTAATTCATTATGTTGCGTAAGTAAAATGCAATTTCTATAATGTTGCCAATCAACTCTATAACGTGTATCTACTACTCCACCATTAAGCTTTTTAATTAATTCATTTAAAGCATTAATAGTATATAAAGTATTAGATTCTTTTTTACGATGTACTAGAATAGTATTATCAGGGATTGAATTTAAATTAGTTTGATCAACATTATAAGTAACTACATACTCATCTTTTCCAACTATCTCAAGTACAAAAAGTTTATTATATATAATATCGTACTTACTTTTAATATCCTCAATTAGTAATTCAAGACCTTCAAGATCAGTAAAAGTACAAAATAATTTATTGTTCAAATCACCTAATATTTTGATATCTGTTACAATATCATATTTCGTATTATACATATTAGGGTTACTCTGTAAGACTGTAGTCATATCCTTCTGTTTCTTTTATATTTAATTTATAATTTTTAAATACTTCTCTAATTTTTTCTAAAATTTCACTATCATTATCATCTACATCTAATAAAAACGAATCATAAGTGTATAATACTAGTTGTGTCTTGTGTTTTCTTAATATACGAAGTATATCCCATAATATCAACACATTTACAGATGTTTCTAAATTTTGTAAAACGTAATTAAATAACTTTTGCGGATTCATATTATCTAAATTTTCTTTTTTATATCTATATCCAGAAATTTTACATTCTACAAATCCATCGTTTTGAAACTTACTCCAAAGCTCTCCTACGTATTTTTCTATTTTTTTAAAGAATTCCAGGTGTTTATAATTATCAAAAACGCCCCCATAGAGCTGTTTGAAGGTAAGTTCTTTCGATTTTTTATAATCCACTCCATATAAGGACGCAAAATGAGAGTGAATATCAATACCGGAAAAATCATAACCAATAAGCCGAGCAGACAAACTAGGGTGGTAAGCGCTAATATCAATTTCCAAAAACCTATTATTACGTGGTATAAAACTTTTTCTACAACCGTTTTCTTTATTAAGTGCTGCATAATTTACATTATTAAATTTATTTGAGGGTCTTGTGGTTATTGTTTTTAAGTTGAACTGAGTGTTGATGTATTCACCATTAACGGGGTGGAAATACTTACTGAAGGTTTCATTATGTATTCGTATTCCACTTCTCTCGATGGCGTTGAATACCACTGACACTCTACTGTTAAAGAAGTCATCATATTTAGTTTTTTCATTAGTAATATTATCTTTTAAATCATTAAAAATTTGCTCACACAATTCATAGTGTTTAACAATGGGTATAATTAAGTTTATCTCTGGGTTATCCTTATATTGTCTATAAAATAAATCATGTGTAGGTGTTGTAGGACGTATATATGGATTAGGAGGTGTGTTTATGTCATAAAGAGTTTGAATTGGAAAATAATGTAATATTTCTTTTTTATCTCTACAATATAACTTATCAAATTTATCTATTAATTTGCATATACGCGTATTTAACACATTTAAAGACTCACTATGCTCACTACATATCATAAAGCCTTTACTCGCTTTAAGTGGTCTAATATACACTAAACTAACGGGATTAATAGCAGGATGAATATTATCACTATAAGGGATAACTTCTATATAAGCTTCTTTATAACTACTATTTAATAAAACATTTAACTGTTCCTCGTTCTCTACAAGCCAGTACATATAACCTATTTTTACGCAATGTAATAAATTATTTAGTAACCTCCACCATATCCTATACTTCCTCTATTACTAGAAGTTTGGTTTTCTATTCTATCTACTATATTTTGTTGATTTGATCCACTTATAGGTATTAAAAATTCATGAGAGTAAGGTACATGTTGTGCCCCTACCATAGGACCTTTATTAGGATGTATATGATATAATCCAATATAAGGCCTTCCTGTTGATTCAACTACAAATTCAGTGCCATCCGTTTTTAGGTTATCTCCAATGGCATATCTAAAGTATTGGTCATAATTTTCTTTAAAATATGATTTGAAACCTCTTAAATTAAAATTTCTAGAAGCCCTTTCTATGGTTTTTTTATTAACATTAATAACATTATTTCTATCTCCTGATATTAACCATGGAATACTAAAAGGGAAATATAATTGATAATTTACTAGGGGGTCCTGTTCTAAAAATCTTTTATAAGTTTCATTAGATACCTCTATATAATTAATATCATTAACTTTAGAAGTAAAATATCTTTGAAATTCTTGAATTTTATAATCTTCTTCAGTAGGAAAATTAATAGTTTGACTAGGATTAATTGGTGGAGTACCTTGAAATTGGTTTCCAGAAGCTCTTGAGTAGCCTAAATCTAATAAATAATAAGAATTTTCTTCTTGTGAAGTATTATTATTTTCTACACTTATTCTTTCTAACTGTTGATTTGGTTTATCATTAGGGTTTCTACCCGTAAAAATTTTACCATCGGATGTAGTATAATAATAACCTATATAATTTTCTAAGGTGTTAGAAAAAAGATAAACTAGTTCCCCCCCATTAGTATATAAATCTGTTTGTATTTGTGATTTAGGATAATACATATACTTCAAAATCTGCTTTTGTTAACACAGGATAGGTACCTAATTCTAAACGGGTTCCCTCTAATGTTTTAGGTCTAACATTACTTACTGTTCTTCCAGATACTCTAACTCTTCTTACTGCAGGGTTTTGTTGTGCCAAAGTGGCTGCAAATTCATCAGATTTTTCACTTCCCAGTACATAATCTGCAGGTTGGGTTGCAGCATATGGATAAAAAGTTAACATATATATATCTATAGTACTTAAAACCGCCTTACTAGGATTTGCACCTAATGATAAATAATACTCCTGTACTACATCTAACTGTTCTACTCCTGTCATATTTTGTACCTCAGTTAAATTATATACCTTACCCCTAATAGTTTTAGTTGTACCCCTACTCTTATCTGGGCATAATTGTATAAGTCCCACACAACCTATTGGATTTCTAGCACTTTCATTAATTTTAGACTCCTTATACATAGTCTTAACCAAGGCAACTTCGGTAGTTCCAAGATTAGCTGCTACTAATTTAACTTTATCCTTAAAACCTTCAGATCTTATTTCTGCTTTATCGTATGCAGTTTGTTGATTAGTTGAAAGTTCAGTAAGTGGAGTAATAGTTGCAGTAACTGGATTGGCTTCTATAGTAGTTGCTGCTTTATTTTTATAGGCTTTTTGTAGACTTGGGGCCTTTTTAGAAACGGGAACAGAAAATGTTCCTAAGCTAGTTTCCCAAACATTTCTACTTACTTTATGGTTAATTTTTCGTAAAAGAAACTTTAATGCTTTTGGGTATGAACTAGGTAAGAATTCAGTATTTACATCTAACATATCAAATATTTTAAATCCACTCATACCATCTATTTCTACACCTAATTCTAAAGGGATAAATCCATTACTAGAAACTGAATCATTATCAATAGCTTCCTGTTTATCCCTATCACTTAAATATAATTTAAATGCATTTTTGCCTTGATTTCTAAAAGAAACATTATCAAACTCCCAAAACATTGAACTTCCAATAGAAGTATTAAGCTCCGTTAGTTGTTCTTTAAATAATTTTTCTTTCTTATTCACTACAACCTTTTCATAAGAAGAAAACCCGGACTTACCACCTAGGGCTTTTGTTACAAAAAATTTATAATTTTTTTCAGCTTCTTTAACATTTCTTAATCTGGTTGTTCCATCATCTCCAGTTTCGTATTTTTGCTTATCTGCTAAAACTGCTTGTTTATATTGATTTAATCCTACACTTAATAAATCCTCATTTTTAGAATCGCTTTCACGGTTTCTCGAAAAAGGATTAACTTCTACTGTTGATGAAAATATTCCTGTAACTAATACACCACCATATTTAAAACTATAACCTTTAGAAACAACACCCGATACTTCACGTAGAAACAAAGCATCTCCACTTTTGATAGCTGCAGATAAAGCATCTTTAAATTTTTGGTCATTAGCTTCTTCCTTTTCAGCTTCAGTTAACACTGTAGTTTTCATTAAATTATTAGAAACCCTATTTTTTAATCCTTTATTCCATCTAGAAAAAGGGGCAGCACTCTCTTCTTTTTCATTAATAGCAGCAGAACCGGCTGTAATTAAATTAACTAAATCTGGTGTTATTTTTGTCTGGAAATCAAAAGATTTTACAAAATTTGAACTACCATTTGAGTTATATCCATAAAGTTCTATAGGAGTAGTAGGTGAGTTGTTTAGAAGATTATCATATCCCTTAATATTATTTTGATCAATTATAATAACTTTTTTATCCTTTTTCAAAACAACTTCTAGTTTAGTACATTGACCAGTAGAATCATTTATTCCATCACATAAGTTTTGAAGAAAAGTATATAAACTAACATTATCTTCTTTATCCTTAGCCGATTGAAAGGCTTGTTCAATAAAATTAAAATTTAAATAAATATTTAATAATTTACCATAGACGACTCCATTTTCTTTATGAGCAAATTTTCTTAAGGGTTTATTAAACCTATCTACAGCATCATAATTAGAATTAAATTTTGTAGTTTCTCCTACAGCATTTTTAAATTCTTCATCCAACATAATACTAAATACTGCTTTATTGGGTGCAAGTGGAATTAAATTAGTTTCATAATTACATAAAATATTATCTGTATCTAAATCAAACTCTACTTCACCTTCAATTACATTATCACCATTTACTATGTCTACAATTACTCTATTTTGTATAACTTCTAAGAACTTTCCAAACCTAATGAAATAGCGTAAGTTTTTAGGTATTTTTTTTCTGATTGCTTTAAAAGTTGATAAAGCAAAAAAACCACTTTCTTTATTAGGGTCATGTCTAGTCTCTGTAATTAAATTAGGAGCAAATAAAAGTTCTTTATATTTAAACTCAGAATTGAAAAAATTAATTATAGTAGTGCCTAAAAACTGAGATATAACATCTGAACCTAGATTTGTTAGAAGGGTATTATTAGAACTATCTATTTGTTCCTGGGTTATAGCATTCTCACCTCCTTCTTGACCATCATTAAGACCTAATTTTAAATAAAGCTTACGTTGTTGCTCTAAAAAACTATTTTTATCTATATTGAGAGCTGGGATATTTGCATTGATAGATTCTATGACTGAACCTACGGTTAATAAATTAACTGTAATATCATAGGTATTATCCACATTTAATTTCCAATTAAAATTTACTATTTTACCTAAAAAACCGTCGTAGTTACCTAAATATTCCTCTCTTAATGTGTTGATAGATGAAATAAAATCATTTTGTGTTCTAGCCTTACCATCAAACCATAATCTTTCTATTAAAGTTTGTCCAGTATCTTCTATTGTTACAGAGGATGGGGTAGTGGCATTAGCTCCTTCTTTAACATTTGAAACATATTTATCCCATCCCCATTCTAACATTACAAAATAGCCTAATCTTAAATACAATAGCTCAATTACATTAAACTGAAATTTATTATAGGCTTTTATATTTACAGTTGCTTTTCTAATAGAACCTCTATTAATGCATTCTACAGATATATCAGTTATCCCCGCTACCGGTTGTAATCCTCTTTCAATACTACTTCCAACCCCACCATACATTTTATTAATAGATTTTTGAAAAGGAGAAAGTATAGGTGGATTTTGATTAGGGTCTGCGGGTGAGATATCTGTAACTACTCCACTTCTATCAGTATAAGTACCATCACCGTTATACTTTCTTAAAGTATTAAAAAGAACAAAATTTTTAGCTAGTCCATTACCTTTAAAGGAAGTAATATCACTTTCTGATAAATAATTATTATTAGAAGCACCTAAATTTTGCATTAGTTTTTCTTCTCCTGCAGAGCCGGAAAAATTTACCCCGGAAGCCATTTTTATCCAGGCATTTCTATTATTTAAATAATTAGATACTTCTGGAGTTCTTTGTACTTTATCTTCGCCTGGTAAGTAACCAGCTCCATAAAGTTTTTGCCTATTATCTATTTGTTTATCAAATACAGCATCAATGGATTTCCCTAATAAATTTCCTGTCATAACTAATTAATTTCATTCAATTTATTATATTGAAATAATATTGAACCTATATCTGTAGGTATTCTAATTTGTACACCTAAGGGTGGAAACATAGAACCTTGATCAAATTGGGGGTTAGCTATAGATATAACCCACCAAAGAGAAGGGTCACCATAAAAATTTTGTGCTAAAATATCAAATCTATCTCCTTCATCTGTATAAGCATATATATCATTAAAACTTAAAGGAATATCAGGGTATTTAACCGTTTCTTTAAAACGTTTTCCTTTAGAAGTAGTTGTTACTGGTATTTTAGTATATCTTCCCATTAATTAATCAAATTGTTCAAAGAGATTATTAAAATTATCATAATTATTTTGGTTGGTTCTGGCGGTACCCTCACTTAATGCTATATATCGTTCAACACCAAAGTCAGCTACTTTGCCCTCTTTTAGGGGACCGGTATAACCATCATTATCTTTAAATTCATTAACTTGAGTTCTAGGAACAAAATTATGGATAGGAATAAAACTAAATCCGCTTACTTTAATCATAAAAGGTAATTCTTTTACTGTTGGATCAGATTTAGCACTTAAATCATCTACTACACCAGTATCATTAATGGCTATTTCCCAAGGTGAATCCATAGGTATAGTATAATCAAGTCCTGTCATTATTCCAACCTGATTAAAAAGATAACCTCCTACAGTTAATTCAATTAAATTACCTCTCATATAACCACTATCGGAGTAATCAGGAGCACATACTGAAGCTAGATAATTTAATTTATGATACATTGGAATTAGCTCTTGTTTAGATTGAGCTACTACAGTCCAACTTAACTTAAATTGTCTATCAAAATCTTGGTAGTTATATAGTTTTTCAGCTCTACCAGCAAAATTTTGAGATGACCAATTTGCGGAGTATGAATCATCCATACTATCCAAAAAAGCTCTAAAATGTATATATCTTTTAAGTTTAGGGTCATTATTACTGATAACTCCTATTCTAAATTTACATAAATCGCTAGTGGGATATTCCTCAGAGTTATGTTGTGCAAATTTGGATTGATAAATAGGTAATTCATTTAGTTTATCTAATGCTTCTTTTTTTCCATCTCGAGTTAAAAAACCCGTTACATAGGAAGAATTTGGAGGTAATTGTTTACCTGGATTACCTAAATTAACTCTACCTTCTATTCTATTTTCAGGTTTAGTATAGTCTAGAGATTTTAATCCCTGATTTTTTTCTCTTTTTTGTCTAAAATCTTGAATATTTAGTACTTGAGTATATACATTTTCTTCATTAAGTACATTAGGTTTTTCAAGCGACTTCATTAACTCATCATAATTCAAAGTAGTACCTAATCCTCCTACTGTAGGGGTATTAGCTTTAAATCCATTTTGAAAAACATTAACTGAAGACTTTTTTAAACTAGATG